TTGTTCCCATTCACTCTGTAATTTACTTTGCTTTCCTTTTGTGGTCTTCATTTCAATAAGGAGTGCTCCATAAAAGCGATTAGGGACAAGAAGAATTAGGTCTGAAACGCCAGCTACAACACCTTCTTCTTTTAGTTTGCTAGCTGTGCGAGCGTCTCGTTTACCACCATTTGGAACAGCAAAGAGTCTACCTTTTAGCTTTTTGTACTTGAGATTGAACCACCGCACACAAGAGCGTTGTATGCGGTGCTCCTCATCAGATGGACGCTTTCGAGTTGTAGCTCTTTGCATTGCTATCATCTCTTCAAGTGTCATTGGGCAAAACATCTAAGATATTTGTCTCTTCAATCTTCACGATATTGTAGTCAATCATCCTCTTATTGAACTCGTGTTCGATTGTACTTTTTACCTTGTCAATGTTGCTTGCTCTTACCATGTAGTTGTGAGCTTGCTTTTTCTCTTTGCCTGTCTTTTCATTAAGCGTAATGAAGTTAATCTTACACGAATAGAACTTATCTGCATCATCCTCGTTGGGTTGATTGAATAGCTCTTCAATGTTTGTACGCTTTTCTGAAACGACCTCGAAGTCACCTGAGATGTATTGTCGCATTTCTGCAACTAGTTTACTCTCACATTCTGTAAAGCTAAGAGCATCTACTAGATATGCTTCTGTAACTTTCTTTTCTTGTCCGTCCTCCAGTCTTTTGTCGTATCGGACAGCACCAATAAAAAACTTACTCATTGTTCATTTGTTGTTTCAATTCTTTACAAGTCTTGAACTTCACTACCTTGCATGCAGGAATAACCATTTTGTTTTTGTGTAGTCCTGAGATGCGCTCTTTGCGCTGCATAACTTTCAAGGTTGCAAATCCACGAAGAGTTACATCTTCATTTTTAATGAGCGACTTCTTGATAGCGTTAATCATTGCATCATAAGCACTGATAGCTTGTGAATAAGTGAGGTTTGTGGTTTTCGTAACCTCAAGTAAAATGTCATTTTTTGTCATGTTGTTTATTATTAAAAGTGAGTACTAATTTCCGTTTGAGTTTTGTTGTTAATTGTCTGATGCACCATGCACGAGATGTGTACCTTTGTCCTTTTGTATTTTCATACAAGATGGTTGCATCATCTAAATATTTCAATATTTTTTCTATATCAGTTTTACATATATCCATTGTTATTTATTTAAGAAAGATGAAACCAATTCCTCAAAGTATACTTCATCCGTAGGAATGTCATCGTCAGAGTTCATTATTTCTGATGCTATAGATTTCTTACGATGGATAAGAGAGTAAATCGTATTATCAATTGTTTCACGCCCCAACAAATAATAGCAGTTTACATTGTCCTTTTGTCCTATACGGTGTGCACGATCTTCGCATTGACAACAGTCTGCATATGTCCATGCAAGTTCTATAAATGCTACATCTGATGCTGCTGTAAGAGTAAGACCAACTCCAGCTGCTTTAATTGAGCATATGATGAGACGTGTATTTTCGTTAGTCTGAAAAGCATCTACAGCAGCCTGTTTGTTTATTGCACTATCACGTCCTGTAACTGTTACAGCTTTAGGAAAAGCTTTACGAAGTTCATCGACAACCTCATGTAGAGAACAGAATACTATCAGTTTTTTATCGTTTTCTAAAAACGTTTTTATGAAGTCTATTGCTTGTGCGACTTTCCCTTTTGTTGCAAGGGCACGTAAAGTCATAAACTTTACAAGAGCTTCCATTCGCATTTTGCGTCTAATTTCCCAGTCTGTACATTCCGTATATTTCTCTAGATATGTAGCAAGATCTGTAGCGGCAGTGTTGTATTGTTCACGATTAGAGATGTCAATATAAAGTTCTGTACGTGTCTTGTCAGGAAGTTGTGAGAGCACTTTTTTCTTTTCTCTACGAATCATACATGTTTCATATAATTTTTCAGATAATAAGCGAAGTGGTACTGCAGGTACAGCGTCCTTATCACGTGAATCAGTGCAAAAGTCTGCTCGAAATTGTGTAGCACCCCCAAACTCATCTAGTCGATCTAGGATAGAAAGTTGAGCAATTAAGTCTTCGGGACGATTGACCACTGGTGTCCCAGTCAGAAGAGTGACCCACTTTTTATCGAATGACAAACCTTTTGTAAAAATAGTTTGTTGTGCAGATGGATCTTTTACTCGATGGCTTTCGTCAATAATGATGGACTTAAAGAGTTTGATAGCAGGATTAAAAACCACATCCTTTAGTCGAAAGGATTTTTTATTTCCTTTTATATCCCAAACAAAATATTTGCGTAAACTTTCATAATTGACTATTGCCACTTGATGAACGCCCATTTTAAGTAGATACCCCCAAGTTGTTTGTACGCTATTATCTAGAACCATTGCAGACTTGTCTGTGAACTTTTCAAATTCTCTTTGCCAATTTATTTTTAGTGACGAGGGGCAAATAACCAAACAAGGATAAGCATTTGCAGTGTCGACTATACCTATACTTTGTAATGTTTTTCCGAGTCCAGGTTCATCACCAATGAGAACTCGTTTTTTTTCTAGTCCAAATTGGATACCCTCTGCTTGATAAGGGTAAGGTTCTATATTAAGTTTGTGTTTAAGTTCTCTCATAAATTCCAACCATTGAGTTCGTATACTCGTTTACGTGCATCTTCAGGATTAAAGAATACTTCTTCAGCTATAGGTTCAAAAGTTTCGTTGCTTGTCTTTCTGAATATTCTAAATCCATTTCGACGTCTTAGATATATGTATTGTCCTATTTTAATATTTTTCATTTTGTTTTTTAGGTGTCATTAGCCAATAATTAAATGCAAGTTCTTCATACTTATCACGCCCATTTAGGTAGATATGATCACCACGCTTGATAAACTTTTTGAATATCTTGCAGTTCTTTTTTGAAATAGCATAGATAAAGTCTTTATCAGAGTTGGCTATGTCCATATACCATGCACGGCTTCTGTCCCAATCAAAAAAGTCTACAGCGTCATCAAACTCTTTTTGCGAAGATGCAAACGTGGTTTTGAGGTCTCCTCCAAAATGAAAACTTTCTAACCACCAATCCCACTTACAACGAGTGTCGAGAGTAAAAGGAAATTCACAATAAGAGAATTGTTGTTCTTTATTTATCATACACTTTTGTGTATTAGATAACTCTAACACTTTTGCTAGGAATGGGTCTTGTTTTGCTTCCATTCTGAGTGAACGTTGCATCTCTTTGGCATGAAGAAATTCATCGTCTGTATATTTTACATCATCAACAGTTAGGTTATAATAATCAACCCTGTTAGGCTCTGTGATAAGCGCATCTACTAATGAGCCAAAACGAAAAGCGTCTTCTCTATCTCCAAACATGGGACGTGGATGCATGACTTCTTTCAATGCAGTGAGGTCTGAATTGCTTACCTCACTGCGATTGTAATATGTATCAGGGTTGTGGTTCATACTATTTTGCCTTTACATTATCAATATAATCTACGCTTTCATCTTGAATGAACGTTCCATCACTATTTGCTTGCTTTTCACAGAATGTGATTTGTTTTTTGAAGATCTTAGTAAGTTCATCAACTGTTAGTTTACAACCTTCACTTGTCCACCACATCATAATAATTGGCAGAATGCCTTCTGGGTTGAGGAGTTGAATTTTCTTTGTTACCTTTATCTTAGATTGTGATGTTGTCATTGTTGCTTGACCAGTGAAAAGACCATCCATTTCAGATATTTGTTTTTTCATTTCTGCTTGTTTGCGTTCTTCCTCTTCACGCATTGCACGTTCTTTTTCTAGTCTTTCTGCTTCTTGACGTTCCTTTTGTAACATCTCTGCCTTTAGTCTTTCTGCTTCTTCGTTGTTAGCTTTAACGATGCGTTCAAGATTAGCTTTCTTAGATGGTAGGCGATCTATGATGTAGGTTTTCATCTCTTCAATCTCAAAGGCATATTGTTCATTGAACGTCTTGCTTAGAGAGTCGTAGATCTGTTTCTCTATGTTACTAGCTTCGATTGCAGTCATACCATATGGAATATGTACATTTGCACGAAGAGCCGTTAACCATTCAGAAGATAAGTTGGTTGAGAAATTTTCAATATCTTGAAATGACTGCTCGTAATTTTCTATAGTTATAGAGTTATCGATATTTTTTAGTGTATCGAGGTTTCTATTTACTTCAAACTGGAATTGAGCTTTTAAGTTGTTCTCAATATCTAGCTTAAAGCGTTCAATAGCCTGTGCCATTTGTTGTTTTGCATACTCCTCTTGACGACGCTTTTCCTCCTCTGCATGTTTCTTTGCAGCATAGCTATTACGGTATTGTTGCAACTTGTATGGTATTGTATTTGATTTCGTAGGGTCAATATCATTCTCTATTCTTGTGAAAGCAGTACGAACTTCGTCAAACAGCTTAGTCACAGGAGAACGTCTCTCATTCATTTTTTTTACTGTTTTACGTGCTTTCTCTATAAAATTAGCCGCTTGTTGGTCGAGTTCTTCCGTCATATTCCCACCATTCTGTTCGATGAGATTTAGAATATTATTACCTGCCTCAATGCACTTATCGTGTGAAAGAGCATTATCTTTATATGATTGTGGTGCTGCTTGCACAATCTGTGCTATGTTTTCTTGTTTTACTATTGCAAGTTCGTTATTCATGTCTTTGGCATTTAAGAGAGTACACACAGAGATATTTGTGTACTCTATGTTTTTATTTAGTTTAATACAAAATAGACCATTGATTTGTCTGCGAGCATCTCTGCATTGTTGACAAAGTTCTGATGGCATATTTAAAATGTATCATCGTTAGAGCCTTGCTTAGCTGGGTCAATTGTTACTCCTTCAGATACATCTTGTGGAGTTGCAAAACTCTCTTCTGTACTTTCCTGTGATTGAGTAGAAGGTTCCTCGTCAGATACACCTCCGTATGGGTCAAAATCTTTTGTAGGGTCATCCACTACATCACTCTCAAATTGTGTACCTCTACCAATAGCAATTTTTGGATAGCTCTTGAAAGCATGCTTTATACACTTTGCAATAAGGAAACCTGTATCGATTTGTCCATTTACAGAAGAGTATAGCTCATTTGCTTTCTCAATTCGTTGATGTGTCGTTTGATCGTAGTAGCTATTATTCTTTGCAGAATACCCTGCTAAACGCTTCCAATCATCTTCTAGCATAACAGAATAGTCTGTACTTCCATCAATTCGTGTTATCTTCATAAAGCACGCTACAATATGATTAGAAGTGCGAGGTAGATTGCATCGGTAGTTTACATACTTACAACCATTGTTTTCTCCGAAAGAGAACTCATCTCCTTCATATACGATAACTGGGTTATCTGCATGTCGGATTTGTCCTGCTCTAGCACGAAGTACCAACTCTCCATATCCAGAGATGGTTAGATTACAACGGCTCTCCCATACGTCTTTACCAGTTTGAGAATTTATTCCAACTTTGTAATTACGAGGTAAGAGATAACAAAGTGCCTGAGTTCCTTGTTCTAAAGATAATCCACGCACTGCAAGGTCAATGAAAGCAAAGAACACAGATGTAGAAGTACATTTACGTAGCTTTTCATTTTCTCGAAGTTGCTTGTTAAAATTAATCACCTCACGTTCATAAGCAGCTTCACCACCTTGTTTCCAAATCATGTCGTAAACATTGATGAATTGTGAACGTACATAGTCGTTACGCAATACTTCTGTTGCAGAAAGTAATTGTAACTCTTTTGCTTGTTTAATTGTCTCACTCATAGTGTTAAAATTGTTTGTTATAAATTTGTTTTAGAAATAATCTTGCTCAGTACGTTGAAGTACTCTCAATATCTTTGTTGGATATTCTATCTTACCAGGACGAACGCTAGGCTTTACTTTTCCTTGTTTGCGCCATCGGTCAACGTTTCCTCTTCCGAATAACTTGTAAGCTTTGCGTTGACTAATCATCTCTGGATCATTTTTATCATTCTGAATGAATAAAGCTAACCGTGCAGTTAGATCATTCATGAACGTTTCGTACGATACTACTTTATCGGAGAATGAGATTTGTACCATTTGTGTATTTTGTTTGTGTGATTTGCTTTGTATCTTTTTGTACTTTTAAGCCCACCTGTACCCAGAGTTACCCAAATATCAAGTAGCTAATACTTTTGTTCGACACCCACCAAGACCCAGCATTATTTTTATGTCCAAATCATCGGCAGCATACAGCTCTTTATTTCCACATTCCGTACACCCAGCATTGTTTTCCAAATGCACAGCGCAGAAAGAGCGAACCAATACAAAAGCAATTCATTCAAAATTTAATCTTCTTCTCCAATTCCTGTAAGTTCTTTTATAAGTCCACGGCTATTCCAGTACTTGAATAGTAGACTTAAAAGAGCAAAACCACAGAATGATAAAAGCTTTGTAACAACAAACATCAACAAATCGTCTGTGTTTCCTAATAGTAGGATCAACGATAAAAAGAAAATAGCAAACAGAGTATCGTTGCGCCAATTCTTGTATATTGAAAGATACTTTTTCATAGCTGAATTATAAATTTATGTTTTGACTTAAAAATTTATTCACGAAGTAAATTTGACCTTTGCCTGTTACCTTTGTTGTTTTGCTTATGATGGAAGATCCATCTGGCTTTTGAATAACAGTTTTCTTTAATTCAAATAAACCTAATTCCATAGAGTGTTGAGTTGGCTCGTTGAAACTTTCTCCAGACTTCTTACAGAGGAAACCATTGTTTCTCATCCATTCGAAAAGTCTCTTTTGCCCTGTGTTGATACCATTTTGTTTGATAAGTTTTGCAAGTTCACCAACTAGAATAGAGTCTGAACTTGTTGTAACGGCATCTGCAAATAAGACTTTAGGACGGCTTTCGACAATCGTTTGTTCTGCTTGTAAACGTTTTTGCTTTTCGTTTTTCAATTCTGTTGCAAGTTGAATTAGGAAGTCAGGGTCTGTCAATGCTTTTTCAATTGACTTATCTGTCATATACGCACCATGTTTACGAATGATAGGCAGAACTTCACTAGTTATCCACTTGCGGAATTGTTTAGCTTCTGGTTTGCGACTATCCAAAATGACATCGTATAGTCCATCTTCGTTTACAAAGTTTGCTTGCTGAACTCTTCCTAGACTATCAGAGATGGGTTGGGTTGAAACCACCCCATCGTCAAGTCGTCTTTTCACATCTCCTTGTTGCAAGTCTAAAGCCTTACAAACATCGGTAAGACAGAACAATGGATTTGCTTCTGTTCCAACGACACGAACATTTCCAAACAGTGGATTATTGAATACTTGAATTGCTTGCATAAACTTTAGATTAGAATTGCTTGATGAAACCTAATTCTCTAGCTTTCTTTCTTACTAAATTTTGTAGGTCAGAGTCACACTTCCAATTTACAGCGTTATAAATTGTTGGTTCACTCACACCGAGGATCATTGCTAATTTTTTTTTAGCTCCTCGCTTTAATTTTATTGGCTTTCTTTTCGGCATATCAGTTTTTTATATTATATTTGTAGACCAACTATAAAATATCTCATTGATATTAGTTTGGTATCTGTTTATTGATGGTGCAAATATAATCCTTTTTGGGTTATTTGACAAATAAAATAACACCCAAAATGAGTTATTTAACCTTTATTAAACTTTTGGACTATGGCAAAAATTGGCAGGGAATTGCGAGAGTACTTTGAAAATCAAGGAGTTAAACAGGCGGAAGTAGCAAGAAGAATCGGAGTTAAACCGCAATATATTACTAAGGTTTTCAGTAATGAAAGAGAGATAGGGAAAAGTCAAATTGAAAAATGGGTAACCCAATTTGGGTTTAATAAAGTTTGGCTTCTCACAGGTGAAGGTGAAATGCTCAATAATGATACATTGCCTGAACAAACTCATGAGACTTACAGAATCCCTTTGTTGCCAATTTCTGCACAGGGCGGAGCCTTTAATGACTTCGTTGTGTCTGTTCAAGAAAGTGAATGCGAAAGAGTTATATCTCCTATTAAGAATGCTGATTTTGCAATAAGTATTCAAGGAGATAGCATGGCACCAGAATATCCTTCAGGGTCGCAAGTGCTTATTAAGCGTATTAATGAAAGAGCATTTATAGAGTGGGGTAAAACCTATGTCTTAGATACATGTAATGGTAGCGTTGTTAAAAATCTATATCCTTCAGATGATCCAAATAAGGTAATATGCAAGTCTATCAATCCTGACTTCCCACCATTTGAAGTCTCTTTGTCGGATGTGTATGGAGTTTACAAAGTGCTTATGTGTATGGCGTTGAAATGATTGAAAACTAACAAAATAAATAATTTATGAAAAACTTAATCTATTACACTTCCTTGTGTATTTCATGTGTCGTGATAGTCTTAATATTGGCATCAACTCTAGTTGTTTTAGGGTTGTCACAGTCTCCATTAGGAAATGATTTTGCATATAGTCTTGGAATAGCTATAGCGCATCCACAGTTATGGTTGATTTCTATTGGAGCAACTCTACTTTTGCGTCCTATTTTCCATCGACTTGTTTGGAAAGACAATAAGAAACATGATAAAACAAAGGCATTACTTTGCATTGTTTTTGGTTTCTTTTGGTTGGCGTATAGTATTGGAATGCACATGTATGCGAAAAAAGCACAAGAGGCAGCTATAGAACATTACAAACAAACTAAACAAGATTATTAAAGTATGGAAACATGGATGATATTATTTGTCGTGAGTGGTATTCTGTCAGCTACATGTCCTTTCACGTCTCAAATTGGAGCTTTATTGGGAAGTGTAACTGCCATCGCTAAGCCTATCTTTGTGGCTCTGGCTTTTTTCTTCTCACCTGTATGGTGGTATGGACTTATTGCAGCTGCAATATATCTTTTTGTTCCATTATTGATACCTAAGGTTGATCCACTAGGATATGGAAGAGTTGCAAGAGTATATTCTAGTATAGGATCTCATGTCAATATCGTGATTGTAATTTTAATGTTCTTAAATTTGTTCGGAGTATTTTAAACTTTAATGCTTCATTAACTCAATCGGTGAAATATAATTATGCTTGACAATGATAAAAAACGATTAGCATTTTCAATTTTTTTTGTAGTCGTCTTGATTATAGGAATAGTCGTCTTGCTATTTCGAATAAATTCTCTTTCAAATCGGATTGAAGAACTAGATGATCGACTTTTTGATGTTGAGTCAAAAGTAGACGACTTAGAAACTTCTATAGAAGAAAATGCCTCGGAAATTGAAGATATTAAATCAACATTATTCTATAGAAGAAGATATTAAATCAACATTGGAAGACAATGATATTTATGAATAATCAAATTCTTAAATCAACAATTCTTGGCTTTGCATTTCTAGCGGCATTCACAGCTGGGGCAACCTCAAAGAAAGAAGTTGCAAGTTCTTCACAAGTCCATATGACGGCACAAGAGAAAGATAATTATAAAAAGCAATGGATTGATATGTGTCGCACCATAAATCAGCAATGTCCTATACGTGTTGATGAAGTTACTGAGTTACGCTCGATGGTGTTCTATAATTGGACTGTAACAACTAATTATGTTACGACTATAGACTGGAGTATTTTCGAAGAGACTGAAAAAAAAGAGATAATGTATAACATGAAGATTAATATGAAGGCACAGCTGAAACAACTATATGCAAAAGGTAAATACAGCTTTGGAATGAAGAATTTTTCAGAAGTATGTAAGTTGTTAGGTATGAAATTCCGATTCAACTATATTGATGAAGATGGAAGGTTAATAGGAGTAGTGACTTTGGATTATAAAGATTTGAGGTAGAATTAATTTAAGAGTGTTAAACTAGTGGAACAAAAATGATGCTTTCAAGACTCAAAGTTAAATTAAGCCGATTTAAGCCCTTCAAAATATCTCCACGATAAAATTATCGTCTTTGCTATTTAAGTCGATCTGAAAGAAAATAAATGAGTAAATATAAAATTATAAATCTTCTTATGAATATGCACCTACAAAAAGTTTTGATGCAACCAAAAGTATTAGAAAATACAGCATAAATAACAAAAGTTTACACAAACGTGATAACTACGCTATCTTAAGGTTCTTTTTGCAGCGGCTCAAGCAGCTTTAGAACATAAGTAATAAAAACTTAAATATCAATCAATTAGGCGGAGTATCACGTTTTAAACGGATATTCCGCCTATTTCGTATCTCAAAGAAATGTTCATTTTTCACGCTTTATGTGCTCTTTTGAGCATCAAAACTTACCAAAACTTACATAATAAATAATAATACAGCTTACCATCAACTTACCAAATCTGAACGGATAAAATAAACTCTAAATAATTATGGCAATCTTCTGCACTTTTGTTTGACAACGTACAC